GAATACAGACGATGAAAATTATAATCATTTGATAATAGATAAAAAGAATATTATGAAGTTCCTTCTCAATAAATACAAAACGGATAAGAAATATCACTCTGTAGAAATAGAAGTTCCTGACGATTTGAAAGAAGTCATACAATTGTATTTAAAATACCACCCTTTGAAAGCAGAACTAAAAAAGAAGGAATATGATATTCCCTTTTTGGTAGATGAGCAAGGTAAAGGATTAAAGAATAGCACAGAGATAACTAAAATTTTGAATAAAATATTTGGTAAGAAGATAAGCAGCAGTATGTTAAGGAACATATTTCTAACTGACAAATACGGCGATGTAATGGAAGAACTGAAGAAAGACACCAAATCAATGGCTACTTCTGTTGATATAGCAATGAATACTTATATCAAAGAAGATTGACGACCTTATGAGACTTTATTTTAAAGGAAGATGAACCATAAGGGTATCAATCATTCATATTGAATATTAAAATCGTCTAAGTATTGTATCAAATTTTTCATTAGGTTATTAGTATCTCCCCAAAGGATAAACCGACTTAATGAACCCGCATTTATATTGTTCCAATCTTCCCTTACCTTATGTCTCTTGATATAGTTCTCTCGTTTCTTTTCTGAAGCACCTTCGACGAATGTCTTAGAATGTTTAGAACCAAAATGAATAGTCTTTTTCTTTCCATTTATTGATAAGACTATTTTAAACTTCTTTGTGTTCTTGTCTGAAATATCAAAATCAATAAGATAATTCATAATAATATATTATTATATTGGTATGAATTATTTCTAAATTAAATATTTAATTAGCCTTTCATTTTTTTGTAGGCTGGGCCTGCCGCCTTCAATGCTTCCTTGTAAGGTATACCATTTTTAGCAGCAAATTGCTTGACGAATTGTATCCACTGAGACGGGGCCCGCTTAGGTTTGACATCCCCTCCAAACAAAGATTTAACCTTTTTAAATGGGTCTGTTGCTCTTTCATACAAGTCTAAGCCATCATTAGCAGTATCCTTAGCAAAATCACGCCACTTAGTAGCTTTCTTATATCTTGAAATTTTACCGCTTTTATTGCCTCCGCCTTCTACTTCACCACCAAATAAATTTTTGACGTGTTTAAAAGGGTCAGTTGCTCTTTGTGCTAGGTCTAAGCCATCGCCAGCAGTATCAACGGCGAATTTTGTCCATTTCTTAGCTTTCTTTAAACGATTGATTTTACCAGTTTTATTACCTCCGCCTTTAATGACTTTTTCCACTTTTTGGTATAAGCCGTTGTCTTTGATAAATTTAGACGCTTGAGGTAAGTTCAAGCCTTGTTCTTTCATAATCTTTTTAACAAGGTCCATTCGATTATGACTGCCAGCCGATAGAGTAGTAATATTACTATTTTTTCTCATCAATTTAGGCGGTAGCGGTTGATATGGTCGTTGGATTTGCGGTCCTCGTTGTTTTGGACGTCCGCCTCCAACGGCTAAAGTGGACGGTTCATAAGTAGCCATTGAAACACCTGGTAAAGGGTGTTCTCTTAGACGAGTTCCACCTTCCAATACATCCTGAGCCATATTAGTATAAGGAAATAAGGTAGCGAAGCGACTATCTATTTCTAATAGTTTATTGTAAATCATCTGTTGATAAGCTAAATCTTTAGCGACATTTTCATTAGGTTTCATTATACTTATTAATAATATTTTATTATAAAAATAAATAATTATTGAGATTTTTAAATATATTTCGACATCTTGCTGACGGTGTCCGCATATTTACCCACCTTATCACCAATTCGAGAACCAGCACTCATTCCACCAGCAGACATACCGCCCCCTTTACTTCCGAAGTGTTTCTTAAGCACTTTTCTAAGACCAGTATTACAGCTTTCTTGAACCGAACCACCCGTCAAAGAAGTATAAGTAGAACTATCCATAGCGGGCTGTTTTTGTTTGGTTTCGAGAACCATATTTTTAGTCAGAAGTCCCGAGTAGAGAGACGACGAGCCCTGTTGAGTTACCATAAGACCACTATTGACGGCTATAATCACCATTTCCGGATTATCAATATCCGCGAGGTAGTTCGTGCAATTTAATTGAATTTGAAGAGCAAATTGACCTATTGAACCCACGGACAAATAGGAAGGTAAATCAAAGTTGTAGGCTGGTTTTAATACCAAAATTGAACCTTGAGTTGATAATGTCTGTGTATTTTGTGTAAAAGAGGTAACCGCATTAATTATTGTCGTTTTATTACTAGTAGGAGAAAGATACGTAGCTAGTGCTGTAGATATTTTAGTGTAAGAACTGGTTGCCTGTCCTTTGAAATCATTAAAGCTTTGTTTGCTTCCATTAGCCTGAGAGAGATTATAGAGGTCTTCTTGAGAACAAGAAGCAAGAATACCACTTTGATTATTGAAACTTATCGTTGCTTGATTAATCGTAGCATAACTTGATAAAAGAGTATGTTCACCGGATAAAGAACTGTTAGGAGGACGAACAAACACTAAAAGAGTGTCTGGGATTTGGTTGAGCTGGATAACTGGGAAGGTTAAGGTTTGAGAAGTTCCTGAGGTGAATGTTGAACTGATGGAGGAAACATAACGAGGATAATCTTGAATAGGAAGAACATTTCTTGTATTAATTCTTGAATATTGTTCTGGTTGAAGGGTCAATAAATTGAGTAAAAGTTCAGGAGACGTAAAGGCATCGCCATCATCAAAGCCGAGAGACACTGTTCTTGCTGGTGCCGCTCTGGTTGTTTTGAAGAATTTATTCAAATTTCCTGTATTGATATTTGCTACAATATTCATATTATTAATTCCTAGAAGACAAGCATCATTCTTCGATTTTACTAAACCATTGAATGGACTTACAAACAATAGAGGTTCCACTAGCGTCACTGAAATTTCGACCTTGAATGTGTTTGCTGTAGAACTGGAAATATTAGAATTATTGACTAATACATTATTGGAATTATATTGATAGTAAGTAATAGAAGGTGCCAATGTTCCATTTGGTTGAATAGTGCCGTCATAACCCACACCACTCAAACCTGATACTGGATTGTTAGAACATTGATAATTTTGGTCTAAATCCTCAATACTATAATAATTTTGGTCTAAATATGAGGCGGTTGATTTATTCATTTTGGATACTTCTTCTTGGTCGCACATCCGAAGTAATGGAGCCATTACATCCTCCGAAGGAGACGAAACTGAAACATTATTGAGAGTTGCTTGAACTTGACTGAATAATGAGTTAAGCGGAAACTGCCCGAAGCCGTCCGTCACGCCCCATTTGAAGACCTGTTCTCCTGAATTAACACCAGCCCCGATATTTACTATCAATGGCTAAATTTTCTGAAGGAATGTTTACATTCCAATTGATAGTAGAGTTGGAAGCATTCACACTTGGAAAGGATTGGTAAGTCGATTGACCGGCTGAACTTTCCACAGCCACATCAACTTTATCACTAATATCATTGATACGGCTATCTAAAACGAGTTTTGGTTCGAATTCATTCATTATACTTATTGATAATATTTTAAAATTAAAAATAATTAATTAATCAGATTTCTTAAATGTATTTTGACATCTTGCTAACCGTGTCCGCGTATTTACCTACTTTATCACCGAAGACGGAACCAGCAGACAAACCACCAGCAGACAACCCACCAGCAGACATACCACCAGCAGACATACCAGCCCCTTTCGAGCCATACTGTTTTTTTAATAGTTTTCGAAGATTACTTCCACATTTCTCTTGAATAGAACCACCCGTCAAAGAAGAAAAGGTAGCACTATCCATCGAGGGCTGTTGCTGTTTTGCTTCGAGAACCATATTCTTAGTAAGCAGTCCAGAGTATAGGGAGGACGAGCCTTGTTGAGTAACCATAATACCAGAATTAACAGCGATACATACAAGGTCAGGATTAACATAGGCTGAACTGTGATTATTAGTAGCCCCGAGGGTAATTTGTAATCCAAATTGTCCAAGACTGCCAGCCGACAAGAAAGAGGGAAGGTTGAAATTATAAGCGGGTTTCAATACCAAAATGGAGCCTTGAGAACCTATAGCCACTTCATCAAACATAATTTTACCTGTGAAATCATTATAAGATTGCTTGGAGCCATTCATTTTAGAAATATCATACAACTCTTGTTTAGTGCAAGAAGCAAGGATACCTGACTGATTGTTGAAGCTAATAGACGCAGTATTGATAGTCAAGTAGTTTGACAAGGACTTAAAATCTGTTGGGGCACTATTCAATGGAGGGCGAATAAAGATAACAAGGCTTTCAGGAATTTGATTGAGCTGTATGATAGGGAAGGTGTAAGTGTTCGTTGCCCCGGCTGCCACTGTGCCACTGTAGCTGCTGACAAATCGAGCGTAGTCTTGAATTGGTAGAACGTTTCTTGTGTTGATACGGCTATATTGTTCTGGCTGTAATGTGAGTAAATTCAAAAGCAATTTAGGTTGAGTAAAAGCCGTAGTAGTGCCTCTCTGACCCAGTGATACTGACCTTGTATAAGCCCCACTAGCAGTTTTATACAAATCTGAAAAATTGGAGCGAATATTAGCCACAATATTGATATTGTTTATTCCTATCATAGCAGCATCATTTTTAGAAGGAACTAAACCTTGGAACGGTGATAAGAACATAATAGGTTCAGTAATATTTACAGTTACATATACATATAAAATATTGCCGGCTGTTGCAATTACCTCACTATTTGAAACAAAAACACCAGCATCTGTTGTTTGGTAGTATTCAATAGTAGGAACAATCACGCCACGGGGTTGGATAATTCCATTATAATTCAAATTATTACCTCCTGCTAATGGATTAATTGAAGAAGTTGAGAAGTTGAGAGCAGTATCAAAATTTTGGTCGAGATAAGACGCTGTGTATTGATTGTGATAAGATACCTCTTCTTGGTCGCACAATCGAAGTAAAGGAGCCATAATATCCTCTGTTGGTGTGGATACGGATACATTATTTATACTTGCTTGAACCTGTGAGAAAAGTGAATTTAGAGGAAACTGACCGAGCCCATCATTGAGAGCCCACCTGAAAGGTGTTGCGGTGCCAACAGGGATACCTTCAAGTTTGACGGTAAAGGTCAAATCTGTATTGATATAAATCTTTCTATCGACTGCTACATTTTCAGACGGAATATTTATGTTCCAGTTGATGGAGCTATTACTTGCGGTTGTGCTTGGAAAACTTTGGTAAGTGCTTTGAGCGGCTGAGCTTTCTACTGCTACATCCACCTTATCACTAATATCATTAATTCGACTATCTAAAACGAGTTTTGGCTGAAATTCGTTCATTACTTTTTTATGTTTTATACTAAGAAAAAAAATATTAATTAATTAACTCTTAACTATCTTTTCAAATAGAATTTTAATCGTTGCGGTTCCGCCAGAGTTCAATTTGAATGGATTTAATTGACCTTGTCTATCTAAGAAATATACTTGAATATCAATATCTCTTAATGGTGAGCCTTGTGTTAAATCTATATATCTGTATTGAGCAGACGGGCTATATACGAGATAAGGCTTATAGCTATCACCCGCCACTAAATCAGTTACAATTCGTCTCGTGTTGGGTTGATTATTAAATACAATTGGTTCGCCTTCTCTTGTTAAGGCGGGGTTGCTTGTATTAGCTGGGACTATTGGAAGATTACTCGAAGTAAAAACAATGCTTGTTACACAATTCCATAAATATATAGTTGGAAATTCGCCATAAACCATTAAGCTATCCGTATCCGTTGTGTTATCCGTTGTGATGCTAGTCTTAGAATACCCTTTAAAATTATTTGTCGTAATCTTATAATTCAAGCCATAAGAACTAGTATGAGAGACAATAACCGAAGGTAAAGAAGAAAAGAGTTGATATAATGCTTTATTCATATAAATCTCATAATAGGTATCAGAAGCACTATCATAGAGAGCAGCAGGAGCAGACAACACAAACAAATTAGAAGCACTATCAAATAAAAGGGTTGGAGCGGAGGATAAACTCAATTCTAAAGCGGCGTTTTCTAGAGCTACATTAATCAATCTTAAGAACCAACTATAAGAATAACAGTTGTAATAACCCGTTGAATTGTCTTGTAGTCCATTTGGATTATAATAAGGAGCAGTTGGAGCTATTTTTGTTTCGTCTTGAGTTTCCCAATATACATATTGTTGAGAAGCAGCACTAGCATCCGCCGTATTCAGTTTAAGACTAACACTATAAACGGTAATATCAGGGCTTATTAGGGCGTCTGTTGGTTCTAAGTATCTTATGATAGGTCTAAATAAAGG